CATGACTTGACATCACTACACCAGTTTGATCCTCAGGAACACTTTTAGGAGCGTCCCCAACTGCACCAACTGTTGCCTTAACAATTCTTTCCACTTCATCAGTTCCCATCCACCAATTAGCCAAGGAACTCGCACTACTAAGAGCGCTTATACCTAAAGCAGCTGCAGATGCTACTGTTGCTCGACTCATTGGTACTCCATTCAACGTATCCTGTACGTGCTGTGGGAGTTCCATTTGAGCTTCTACTTCTAAAGGATTCGGCTGAGGTCCAGCCATTGTTAATCCTTCAAATGACGCATACACATCAAAGGTAAAAGTAGTTGAAACTGTGGAATCTATATAATTAGTCTCTGGTCCTGCTGATGCAATTTTACAGTACCACATATCCACTTCGGGTCCCCCTCCATCAGTATCAATCCAATCGTTCAGAAAAACCCATGGTAATGTCACTTCTGTGGCTTCCTGTTGATTCAAAGACAAAACAACAGGATCAAATGCAGCAAGCATAGTTGAATTATTAGCCAAATATGGGGTTCTGTAAAAAGATACAAATCCATACTGCTGAGGTAATGATTTCATGAGAATACGCAATTTAATTGCGTTCCATCTTACAAAACGATACAATCTTACTATATTGTGCAAAGGTACAGCACGAGTTAGCAAGAGTTGAGCAGGAAAAAATTCATTAGCAAAATCTGCAGCGCAAGTATTAGTATAGGTAGCAATCCTGTACTCTCTTCCCAAAATGGTTTCAGACGCCTGCTGATTATGTTGAACAAATTCTGTTGGTGGCAGAACTTTATTTTTTATGTCTTCTTCGAGGGATAAGACATTAAGACCTCGTAATTGCTCGTCAACAGACGAGTCTTTTCCATCATATGGAATTGAAGCGACAAATGATTTCTCAAGCGGCTGGTATGGATCGTCACTCACACACCCTCCTCGAACAATTGATATTTCCTTTCCGACCGAGATCCACGAGCTTATCAGGCCCTTGTCCATTCCATCCGGTAAGGCGCAGTTTTGTGTCATGCTGGACGTGATCTTTCGTATACCGCATTGTCCTTCTGCTTCAGCAAACTGAAGCATCATAAACTTTTCATTTTCAACTCGCCTTTCTTCAGCAATCTGATCCACCTCAACAGTATGATAACCATTAATGTGTCGATTTTTCCAGTAAGAATAATCATAAAGATACACAGGAAACAAACTTTCCCGAGACCATTTAAGTAACTCTTCAACAAATGCCCCATATTTCTCTTCCCCATAAAGAGAAGCTTCCATACATGCAGTTCTAATGTTGATAGTTAACTGTTCTTCATTACTTACATCGGCTGACTTTCTAATCCATGATAACATTCCATAAATAGAATCCCAATTCAATGGGGCTGCAATCATGACCAACTTTTCTTCTTTAAAAACAAGACGAAAAGACCGGCCAAGAAATTCTACTTCTTCTCTCTTGACAAAAGGTGTTAACACCTCCGTTTTAGATGAGGTTGTATATCCCATTCCGAAATATTTCTCAAATCCCTCCTTAAGCGTCAACATATTGTACCACTTAACAGTATCGAACCTAGTTTTGATAACATTATCATCACCATAATAAAGTCCCCGCACACACTTCTCAAATTTCCAAGTATGATCAGGTCTAAACCGTATGAAACAGAGCTTGTGCATAGTTCTGTTCCAATAAGTATTTGCGAAACTGGTCTCATAGCCACCAGACCAAACACTCCTATCCGATCTATAGGCATTTCATGATACATCAAAATACCGCTTGCAGCAGCACGAGCAACAAAGAAAAGCTGAATTCCAAATTCAGATGTCGTAGAGACGCAAAACGCGTCACAATACAAAATCCACAATCCGTACGTCATGTCAAACAAAACGCCCAAATCATATCCGGGACAATCAGCAGCCATAAATTCTCCATCAATTTCATTCAAGTAGTAATACATTCGTTGCCAGTCAAACCCAAAAGGATTTACACCAACAGATGATGCTACGTCAGCCATATGAGTTTTAAGCTCGGCATAATAATCTCCAAGACACATCTTAAGAAATATACACCAAACAAGTGAACAATTCATAAATAACCTAGTTTTCCCAAGGGCCACTCGCTCCAAATCACGAAGTTCATCCTTAGTAGAAACAGTAGCATGCATCATCATATGTTTATCTTGTTTCTTAGTCATGGAATCTAATTCCATGACCTTCTTCCGTATGGTTGGATGTATCCAACCAGTTTCCTTATTCCACATGTCTTTACGACTTGCAAACTCTGGAAAATCACACGTTACGGATGCCGTTTGATTAAGAGCTTCCACCCTTTCATTACCA